GATAAAAAGATTAAAACTCTCAGAGACAAAAGTGTTTCTATTAAGTTCTCTCGCCCAAATAAAATGTTAATGACCCGATTAATTGAAAGAATACTCAAGGCCGAGAATATTGAAGTGGACTATATAGAAATAGGACATATCATATCTCATTCACAGGGCGACTACCGAAGATTAGTTAACATACTGGAATACCTATTCTACAACAAGAAAACAGAAGAAGAAGTCTTGGAAGTCTGGGAAAATGTTAGTGAGTTATTGTCTAAATTTGATAAAAAGACTGAAAGTGGCACAGGTTATGATTCAGTAAGTCGTATTTTAAATACAAAGATGAATATTGATGACTATTATAAAGAATATAGTGATAATCCTAGTCTTATTTCATTACTCATCTTTGAAAATGTGGTGAACACAATTACTAAAAACAGAAAGGGGAAGAATACTGAGAAAGCGGTAGTATTGCGAGACGTAATGCGAATGTATAGTGAAACCGATAAATATGAAACTGCCTTTTATAGACTACAGAAATGGGACCTTCAAAATTACATATGTAGCGACCGTTTAATTTCAACTATGCACCGTGTTAATTCCCTTGAAAGGTATAGTGTTAATAAAGAAAGTGGGTTGAATTATTCTAAAATGCTTAATAAAATTTCACAGGAACATACGCATTACAAAATAGTGGATTTCTATAATATCTATTTTACTAATTATCATTCAAAATGCTTTTATCATCAAATTGCGGAATTTGTAATTTATTCACTAATTTACAACTATGATAATACAATCAAGTGGCTTAAAAATAACCGAATTAACTTTGAAGATTTCGAAAAAAAAATATGTAAAATTGTAAAAGCTTCTGAGTTTATAGGTAGTCAAATGAAAAGAGATATTAAACTCGCTCTGGTTTATTAACTAAAATATAGTATTAATATATACTTGAATGGACTTAGTGCGGGACATATATTTTTCATTTTATCGTGAAAATCGAGGATTATATAAACTTCTTGCTTTGACTTTTATATCTACCCCATTAAAACAGATATGTATTCCACATTTTTATGGTAAAATTATTGATGCTTTAAAAACACCAAATATTCCACGTGCCAGAAAATTTTTCTTTATTCTTCTTTGTATATGGGTTTTAATTCAAGGATTAGGTTTGGTCCAAAGTTGGGCGGACCTTCATATATGGCCTAAATTTACTGCATACACAGAGGAACGATTATTATACGAGATTATGGATAGATATAACACTCATTTCCAAGAACTCAAAACAGGAGAGATTATAACTAAATTAATTAAATTGCCCTGGATTCTCGACAACATTCAGGACCATATCCAAGACCTTCTTGTGAATAATTTATTAGTAATAGGCTCTAATGTCGGATATCTCTTCTGGCATTCTAAATGGCTAGGTGGCATTTATTTGATTGGTATGATAGTGTTTATTGGATTAAGTATTAAATTTGTAAAAACTTGTGGAACTCACAAAGCAGTAGCAGAACAACACTATGATGCAGCACATGGAGTAATTGAAGACATCCTTTCAAATCTTATTAGTGTTTTTACAAGTAAACAAACTGACAAAGAAAAGAAACGTGTTCGTAGTAATAATCAAAAAACTGTTAATTATCAAATTAAACGCCAGATATGTAATTTAAAATTTAAAACTATCTTCTCAATTGTTAATATACTTATTTTTATTGGATTAAATTACACCACAATTAAACTCTTTAGTATGAAGAAACTAAACTTAGCAGCTCTTACAGCTATCTTCATATTGAACTTTAATATTTTAAATTCACTACTAATGTATTATAGAAATGCCAGGAACTTTGCTAGTATAAAAGGTGATTTTACATATATAAATAATTTTTTGGCTTCCCTACCAGAATATAGTGAAAAAAGGGAAAAAATTATTCATAATCCTAACGAAGGAATTGATATTGAATTCAAGGATATAGAATTCACAATACCAGGAACTGAAAACAAAATATATGATAAATTGAATTTGAAAATTCCTGTGGACCAAACACTAGTAATTATGGGAAGTATTGGAAGCGGTAAATCTACATTCGCAAAACTATTGGTGGGATTACAAGAATATGACCACGGGAAAATACTATTAAATGGAATTGATTCAAAGAAGTTGAATATTGATAATATACGTGAAAACATTATTTATATTCCTCAATCTCCAGTATTATTTGACCGAACTCTTTGGGAAAATATAAGTTATGGTTATAATGGAATAAAAAAGATTGAAACACTAGAGAAAATATACAAATTATTGAATGATATTGGATTAACGGAAATCCGCGATATATTTGAGGAACGTATGGAATTGCCTGTAGGAAAGAAGGGGAGTAATTTGTCTGGAGGACAGCGTCAAATAGTATGGATTTTGAGGGCACTTTTAGGAAAGAGTAAAGTAATTATACTTGATGAACCTACTAGTGCTCTTGACGCAAAGAGTAAAGAACTCATTAAGAAGTTAATAATGCTTTTAACTAAAAATAGAACATTAATTATTATTACTCATGACATTAATTTAACTAAAGGTATGGATAGATTGGTTGTTTTCGACGAAGGGCAAATTATTACCGATAAAAGTCTCAATAACTAATTTTTTTTGATTTTTTACCTGTTCGTTTTTTACTAGTATAACGGCGTTTTGATTTATTCTTTGTAATTCTTCCCGCACCTGTAGTTGGTGATGGTATTTTATATACTGCCAATAATTCATCTGTATTATCAGAAAATATCTGATCAAACTGTTCAAGTGTATATTTTGTTATTGTTCCAGTATTTGGTGTATTTGGATCTTCTTCAATTCGTGAATTAACTTCATACCAGTGTCCGTCTTTTAGTATCCAAGCTACAAAGTGTTGTTTAGCAGATACATTTTGAATAAATCCAATAAAATTTTCTCGGTTTTCCTCTATAATTTCTTTTAAAGAATTTAAGTAATCACTACCTATAAGTTTAGCTTCTAACCATTTATTGTCATTAGACATTAATATTCCTAAAAGAAGTATGATTTCATTAGTACTTAACATTTCTTTCGGACATCTTTTTGTATCATCTATAAAACCTAATAACCTATCTATTACTTGCTCATCACCTTCTCCACTTTGTAATAATTCATTTAATCTTTCTGTAAGACTATTACCTTGGGATTCTCTAGAAGCTTTTATATTTTCTGCGAGTACTTCTGTATTAATTTGTCTTTGTAATAAATTTTTAATAGCATGAATTCCACATCTTGTAGCTACTTGTGTTTCTATCATTTTTATGTTTTCAAATTCATCTCCTTTTTGTACTAGGTGTTTTTCGCCTTTTGGTAAGTCATTACGTTTCTGATTTTGGGTTTGTTGCAAAGCTTTTTGTGTTAATGCTTCTTCACGAGCTTTCCTTTTGGCTAATTCTGCGGCGTCTGCTTCGGCAGCTACTCTAGCTGCTTCTTCAGCAGCTGCTCTTTCTGCTTCTTCAGCAGCTGCTCTAGCTGCTTCTACTGCTAATGCTTCTTCAGCTGCTCTAGATGCTGCTTCTGCCTCTTCTTTTTCTCCTTGTCCTACTGATTTTACTTTTTCTGCTGCTAATCTAGATGCTTCTGCTGCTTTTTTGGCTGCTTCCTCAGCATTTTTTTTTGCTTGTGTAAATTTTTCTAATTCTGCTTTCCTACTAGCCAATCTTTTTTGGCGGTCTGCATTTGATTCATCAAGTTCAGCAAATAATTTAGCTTTTTCTACTTCTGTTAAGTGTTCTCCTCCTTCTTCTTCTTCTACTCCTGCTGTTTCAACAGAGAAAAATGATTCAAATACCAAAAAGAAGTAATCTAAATCTTTTACTAAATCAAAGTGTAAAGGGTTGCTTGTAAATTCTCTAAAGGCGTCTAAATTTTTTTCTACTAAATCACTTTTTTCTTTGTAAACTATAGTTTTTCTAGCCTTTTTTAATAATTCAATAGTTAAACCTTTTAATTCTCCTTCTTCTGGCTCAGTGAACTTGCTAGTTAATTTATCAGCCAAATATTTAAATAACAAATGCCTCCTTCTTTCATTTGAAAAATGAGTTCCTTTAAATTCCATATGAAGCCAATCAAATAAATATGTATTTTCAATAATTTTTTTATTTACAAGCGAATAATATTTCTCTGCGTTTTTATCTCCTAACTCAATTAAATGAAATAATGTAGAATATTGCTCTGCTTCTGAAAGATAAACTCCTATATTGAATTCGGGCTCCCGGGTGGTGGCGGGATTACTTTTAATTTCTAACCAACGTTTCATTATCGCCGTTTTCATTTCACGAGTATATAAAGGTTTAGAGAGAGGCTGTGATACTTTAATAACATCTTGTCCTGTAGTGTCAGTATAAACACGATAATACAGGTCTTTTTCGTGTTTATCTAATTTTCTATCAGGTCCATATTTTACTTCTAATTTGTCTGGATGTTGTTCCAATAAAATTGCTAAATCACTTGAATAGCTCATACTTAAATATACTATATATTTTTAATAAAGAATAAAAAGAAAAAAGAATAATTAACTATACAATAGAAATGAGCGAATTTTATGTATATGATTCCGACAATAGTGATTGTGGATTAATTGAGAGCTCTAAGAGTAAGGAAAGTGACAGTACTATAGAGGATAGTTCCCCAGAGAGTGTCCATGACAACATACTTGAATTGCCAGTTTCTCATAATAGCAGCGTTAGTGGTCTCGTAAATACCATAAGTAGCAAATCCTAGTATTGCTGCGTCCATTACTGATTTCTTTATATTTTTATGATTCTTGAATTGAAGGAAAATGAAATAATACCATGAGCCTAAAATTAATAAATAACACGCTACCGCATACATTACACGGAAATGTATTTTTTCACCTGTCACTCTAATTAAGAGTTCATTCCACATTCCACTAGTTGAACCTAGGTAAACTGCATCTAATGCTAAAAATAATACTACTCCAGCAAGTAAACCTTTGACGTTTTTTGAAAGAGTTAATCCAAACATAATTGTTTTTATTGTTATATAGAAAGAAAATTTTAATTATTAATTATTAATTCTTAATAAAACATTCTTTTGAAGTGGTCTAATTGAGCTAATACTATAGCAATTAAGAATGTAATAACACCCATAGCAATATGTATATTATGAGATGGACATTCAGGTAGTAATTGTGAAATTAAATCACAGTGTATTGAATGAGGCATTAATCCCCAAAAAATACCATTAACAGCAAAAAATACTACTAATACGTTTTGAAGAACACGGTTCATTAGATAATGTTATACTAGAAAATATTACATTAGAAAATATTCTAGCATTATATTAGTATTACCTGAATGAATAATAATGTAAATAATGTAATCTTACTAGGTGTTTTTGTATTTATTCTATTAATATTTTTGAAATGGAAAAAACTGAGTCATGAAGGATTTGAAAATAATGGAGAAATAGTACAGCCTGAAATTCCAGATGTTAAGCGCCCATTTGTTAATTTCTATGATAACTCAGGGAATAGATTGAATATTATAGGTATTTCAAAGCCATTTACTGGAGATGAACACTATAATGAATACAAAAAATATCGCGATATGGGTTTAATTATTATAGGAGTATCAAGTTATTTAGAATTCCCTAATATGGTTAGTAATCCATATGAAAATTTCTTTGAAAACTATAAGAAATACAAATATAAGGAAATTTGTAGAGCATGGCTACATGGATTTAGAAATCCTAGAGATTACTTCCCACCTGGAATTCCAAATGAATTAATTAGTGAAAGTGATTTTATGGATTGTAATGTAGCAAAACCAGACCCTAGTGTAAAAAAAGAATATGACTTCATTTATATTTGTTTAAAACAAGATGAAAAGAAAGATGTTTGTAATGACTGGGCAACATATAACAAAAACTGGGAATTAGCACAAAAGTGTTTAGCTGTTATGTGTGAACGACATAAACTCCGTGGATTACTTGTAGGAAGACAGGATTGTGAACTTCCAAAGAAATGTAATGATTTAATGGATACTACAAATATGCTTGAATACTCAAAAATGATTGAAACATATAAGAAGGCAAAATTCCTTTTTGTTCCAAACAAAGCAGACGCTAGTCCTAGAGTAATAGCGGAAGCTATGCTTAGCGATTTACCTATTCTTGTTAATAGCAATATTTTGGGAGGATGGAAGTATGTAAATGAGCGAACTGGTGTTTTTTTCCAAGATGAAAACAATATATCTAGTGCTATTGATACTTTAATGAAAGGTATAAATGATGATAATTATAGTCCTAGACGCGATTTTCTAATGAATTATGGAATTATAAACACAGGTAAAAGATTAAAGGAATTCCTCTATAATACCTTTGGAAATGAGATAAATATTGAGAGACATAGAGTAGATTATGTTGTAATTGATAATCCAAAGAAAGATTATAGGGATTGTGGTATATAAATTTAATTTATAAGGAAATCATAAGAAAACTTGAGTTTTTTTTATATAATTATTTTAATGAATAATATTCATTTTGTCACTTATGCAACACACGAAACTGGTATGTTTCGGAAATTGGTTGACAATAAATACGGAGTTGAAATAAAAGTGTTAGGAATGGGAACTAAATGGAATGGATTTATGGATAAAATTAAGGGAGTTAATGAATATTCAGCGGAAATAGCAGAAAAATCACCAAAGGATATTATTGTTTTTATAGATGGTTTTGACACTATTATAGGCAAAAATGTAAATTCATTATTGGAAAAATTCAAAAAGTATAATTGCGATATTCTAGTATCAGAGGAACCTAGAATAAAATATATATCACAGAAGTTATTCGGTAATTATCCTACAATTGCCAACTCAGGTATGTATATGGGATATGCTACTAAGATTAAACGTATGACCGATTTAATTTTAGAAAGGGAAACTAGAGATGACCAAGAAGCACTTAATTATTGTATTAATACCTTCACAAATGACCTAAATGCTAGAATAGATACTGATAAAGAAATTTTCTATAACAATCCATTCATTTCTTTCTGTAGTAAGAAAGAGCCTAACTGCTTTTTTAAATCTTATCCTGGCGGTAATAACAATACCTTGAGTTATAGGATGTTTAGACTGAGACGTGCAGTTTGGGACTACTACCCTTATTTTAAATATGAATTATTTAGCTTACTTATTATTATTCTTTTAATAGTTCTCATTACTAAAAAATGTCGTGTTGTTAAATAACCAATATTTCTTTATTTAAAGAGGATTTCCTATTGTAAATTATTATGAATAAAACTGAGATACTAAGTAATTTCTCAAACTTTTTAGATTTTGTGACAAGTCATGGTTGTGACCAGTTCCAGGGATTATCAAATCGTGTTGATGATATTCACACTAATTATAATAACAGGCTTGATAGCGTTGTTGCTAACCTAGGAGAAGTAGAAGGTAAAATCGAAAGTATGTTAAATGATATCGCTAGTTTAAAAGACGAATTTGCAAACTACCAGAAGGTAAGCATAGTTAAAAATTTAAATCAGCAACTTCATGAAAGAAATATTGAAGTAGGACATTTACAGAAAAAGGTAGCAAAACTTGAAGCCGATGTTGCTGCTTCTAATGTAGCTGAGGTCGAAGTCGAAGCTGAAGTCGAGGCCGAGGCTGAAGTCGAAGCTGAAGCTGAAGTAGAAG